CCCCATCCCTGCTGGAAACAATAGCCCTAAAGGAAGCGGTAGGTGACGCAGTAGCCGGGCTGGACGACGAAGACGAATGGATCTTCAACGCCCTGTTCATCGAACAACTGTCATTGAGAACAGCAGGACGTGTACTGGGCATACCCAAAACGTCGCTGGCGCGCAGACGCGACTACATCAGGAGACAGTTGATGGCGACCCTATCGGAATCGCCCGCCGTGGTCCAATGGCTCAGAGAAGGACTAGGACTCCGTGCCTTCCAAGCATTGGCGGAGCATCCCCATGAGTGAACCGGTCCACACGGCAAACGCCTGCTGCGCATCGTCCACCCCATCCATGCCAGCGTAGAACGCCGCCAACAAATGTTCGGCCTCTTCGGGGTCGAACACCAGCAGCATCCCCAGCAGCCCATCCGGTGACCACTTGGCGTGAATGCCATCGTGGGCGTCGAACAGATGGGCTGTCTCCTGAAGTTCAGCGTAGATCTCTTCCTCTACGTACGCGTGTTCCGTGCTGAACTGTGCCCATGCCGCCTCTAGGTCCTCCACGTTACCCGGCTACCTTCTCCTGTGCGTACGTCTTCACAACGCTGAGAGTCGCAGCAACCGCCGCGACGACCGCCGTCTTGGCCGAAGCCAAATCGCTGATGACAAACACCGCCAAAAAAGCCTGCGCGAAAGTCCACGCAGCCCGTTCAATCATGTTGCTCACTTCTTCTTCCCCTTGTTAGATCGTCTGGAGTAGTCGTAGGCAATGGCAGCGGCCTGATCCCGAGGATAACCCTCACCGATCAGAGTGCCAATGTTTCGTGCAATGGCGTTCTGGCTCTTACCGCGCTTCAACGGCACGGCTAGTACCCGGGCCGACGCGGCTTCTTCGGCCCCACCTCAATCACGCAGCGCCTTGCGGGCACCGCTCTTCGACGGCGAACCGACATGACCGATACCGCTGCCCCGCTTGACACTGGTGACCAGAACCTGACCGGCCTGCACCTTCTTGGGTGTCGAACCATCCCTCATCGTGACCTACTTTCCGAAGGGACGGCCACCAAAAGCGGCATTCCCCAGATTAGTGCCACGCAGATACGCGGCAGCCTTCTTCGCCTTCTGCGACATGTCCCACATGTTGAATGACGACGTTGAGTCGTACGGCTGATCGTCCTGAGAACCAAATGTGTCCTCGAACGAACCGTACCCTTTACCCTTTGGCATTATCTGTTCCTCACTGTAAGAACAAGGCACCGAACGTGTTACCGTCCACCACCCCGTTGACTTTCAGAAACCCCTGCGATTCCTGAAACTGCTTGACCGCTGACCTAGTGCGTTTACCGAAGATCCCGTCAACGACACCGGCATCAAAGCCGCGGTCGTTCAACCGTGACTGCACCAGCCTGACCGGCAACCCGCGGGCGCCACGCTTCAACGGCTTGCCTTCAACCTGCGCCCGCAGATCCCTGAAGTACAGGATGATGGCATCCCAATCAACCATTGATGGTTCCTTCGGGGCAGCCATACCGCTCTCAACCCAGTCCCCCAACCAATCCCCGGGACACGTAGTGGTGCCCTTGCGGCGATGCGTTTCAACCCACAACCCGCGGCCAAACCACTTCTCAGCCTCCGCGATTACCGTCTGGATCGACTCAAGAACATTCGCATGAGGCTGCTGGTACCCCCACCCCGTATAGCAGACCGACATTGACTTGGAGTTCCAACCGTTGGTTGCCGCACCGCGGGCTTCCCAGCCTCTACCCTCAAAGATCGTTCCCGTTTCATCCACCAACCAGTTGTATGCGATCCCATCCCACCCCTTGGAGAGATGGTGACGCTCAAAGGCGTGGACGGCACCGGTGCCTCTGGGGCCGTTCTCTACACCAGAGTGATGCACAACGACGCCTTCGACGCGCCCGTGGCTGATCCGGTGGAAGCCCTTGCCGCCCGGGGGCGGGGTGGCTCCCCACTGGTAGCGAGAAACGTAGCGCATACCTAAAGCCTAGCCTGTCCCGTCACCGCGTCTGGCTCGTCATGTCCTTCCAACGCTGACGGTCCTCCTGACGCTCGTACCGGAGGTTCGTCAACCAGTTATTCTTCGCCTCGTCCGTGTTGAACGACGCCGACACCCCGCCGATGGTACTCATCAGGTTGCGCAAATAAGCCCGCTGATACTTCGGCTCATTCGGTGCGATGCGCCGCAGGAACCCCAACGAAGGCAGCATGTTCGTCACCAGATAGATGTGATGGTCGCGCATCTTCCACTCACCCGCAGGCCCCTTCTTCATCCAACCGATGCCCTGCAACGCCTGACTCATACCGGGGAACTTGGAAATGGCAGCCGGAGCCAACTGGAAACGCCCCGTAAACGGCACCCCATTGTACAACTGCTTACCGAACGCAGTCTCCAACGGTGCCTTCAAGATCGGTGTCAACATGGATGCCACACCCCGGGCTACCTGCCCGGCGCCACCGCCCGCACGGTCGAACGGGTCGTAGCGGGCCAAGTCTTGGAACGGGAAATCCGGTGCCGAATACACCGTCGCACCCTTGTTCTTGAACGGCAACCTGACACCAAACGGCTCCAAGAAATAGTCCGGCACAATGTCTTCCTCCTTCGTGCCCAACTCCAGATTGCGCTTCCCTGCCAGAATCTTGTTGAACTTCGCCGGGTTACGAGCCAACTGCTCCAACTGGTACGGCACATTCTTCCGCGTCCAAGTATAGAACGGGAAGACCCGGCGCATCACCTTGCGCTCAAAGTCCGTCAACTCGTCGTAGTCGAACTGCGTCTTGGCGATCCTCCGCAACGCATCATCGGCGTTGCCACCCCACCGCATCGTATCCATCCCCACACCCAAACGAACAATGTCCTCCACCCAACTGTTCACCGAACGGATGCTCTGATAGTAGGCGAACCGTGGCGACCACGGGGCCAACGACACCGCCGTACCGGGGTTTCGCCCCCGACCTCCCACCAGCCACGTCACATCCTTGGCGTCACGCAACCCAACCTGTAGTTCCACCGAACGGATGGCCTGACCACCGCCACGAACCCCAACATCCAACAGTTCCACATACTGCTTGTACTTCGGGTTCTCCTTGGCGACCTTCTTCGCAGCGGTGTAGAAGCCCGTGCCGTCCTTGCGGGCACGCTTAGCGACAACCGTCGTCATGTGCAGCGACCGCATAATCTCCGCCGGGTTCACGTCATCCAACCATGCGTTGAAGAACGCACCCATAATGTTACGGTTCACGAACCCCGGCGTCGCAATCATCGACGCCTTCAAGTACGTCTGGAAATCATCCCAAACCTTGAAGAACCCGGTAGCGCCGTCCCACTTCTCGTGGTCGTTGATCTTGGCAAACGCGTTGATGACGTGGTGCATGTCTTCCTTGAACGGGTGCCCCTGACTCAACGTCCACGGCCCCCACTCGTTGCCGGACAGCGACGACTTCAGGTACTCCTGCGCCAGCGCACGCTCCCTCTTGTTCAACTCAAACAGTTTGCCTTTCTGTGAGGAGGGGCTGTACCCGCCGCGCTCCACGTTGTATGCAACGTCAAGCAGTTCCCGCAGCGAACGATCCGCAACCTTGCCCTCTTCCGTCAACAACGGTGCACGATCCGTGACACCCAGATCCTCGCGCCTCGCCGCCACATCCCGGGCGTCCCGATACACGTCCTTGTCCTGCGTCCCCAACGTAAATGGTCCGTCACGATCAAGCCGCTCAACAGTCTCATCAATACGCTTCTTCTGCCCCTTGCGACGGGCCGCAACAGACATCCTCTTGCTGTAAATGGCAGCCTCCTTCTCCACGGCGTTCGCCAACGCACTGGCCTCCATTGTTGCCACATCGGCGGCTGCCTTGGCCTCATTGGCGCGGTGCTTCTCCCCTTTCCGTTTGGCCTTCTCAGCGTCGTCCGTAAGTTTCCTCGCCAAAGCAAACTTGGCGTCCCGCTCGGCAGTCAAACCATCAACGACATCCTGCTGGCGCTGTATACCAGCCAAATCCTCTTGAGAAATAGCAGGAACACGCCGCTGCAACGCAGGTTGGCCGGGAATAATCTCCTCCAACTCCGTCAACACACCCCGCTCACCGCCAATGCGTTCGATTTCTCTGTTCCACAGTTCGATGCGTTCCCCCAGTTCCTTCAGGTTCTCTACACCCTCGGAGCGTTCATAGGCCACAGCCCTCTGCAACCCGTCCAACTCTTTGAGGAGGCGCATGTACCGGTTCACGCGGGCCGAAGCAGTCAAACCCTCAGCGCCAACCACGCCACGCTCCAGCCCCTTCAACAGTTTCCGCAACTCCCTCATAGCCTGAGAAGTCACGTCCCCTTCAGCAAACTTGACCAACGCTGCGTTGACGAGCCTCAACTGATGTTGAGCCTCCTTGAGCATCGCCCTAGCAGTCAGCATGTTCTGGTCAAATGCCTTCGCCAACTCCGCACGGCTGGCGTACGTTGTTGCAGGAACATCCGGGCGTGGCGGCACCGTTTCTCCCATCGCCCGCTGTGCCTCTGCTGCACCCTTCTCTGCCTCACGCAACCGTGACCCCGCCGTATCCGCAACCCCGCGGGCCTCGGCAGCCTGACCGCTGACCCGTGTGCTACCCTCAGCCACGTCCTCGTCAAAGAACCGCCAACCCTGCTGCCGCAACTCGGCACGACGAGAACCACCCCCAAGAGGCCCCATCTCCCCCACGGCCTCCATGATCTCCGCACCCTTCTCTGTACGAACCACCGGCTTGCCAGCGGCCTTACGCTGCCGGATGGCGTTGAGCGCACCCTCCAGTTGCTCCCTGTAGGGGAGCGGCGGGTCCGACGGGAGTTCCCCCCCGGGCGTGTGGAAACGGGCTTTCTCGGCGTCAAAGACTGTCCGTGTCGTAGAGCGTGGCGACATTCCCCTGCTGGGAGGCAACGTGGCGCCAGTGAAATCCTCCTCCAAATGGGTGAACTTCCAAGCATTGTCCACACCCTGCTGCTGTGCCCGCTTTGCCCGCAGTAACGCAAAGTTGCCCTGCTCGTCCAACTCAATGCGAATCAAACCCCGGTTCTGTGGTCCCGCAGCGAACAGCCTCGGGTTGCGCACACGCGGATCAGTTGGCCCAACAATGGTGACGGGGCCACCGCTACGCAACGCCCGGGCCTCTGTCGCTGCTACAGCCCGTGTCGCTGCGGCCTGACGTTCCTGAGCGAGCGGTAAACGACCTGCTCCCTTTCCCCCCTTGACAGCCCCAGAGATCCCCTCTTCGCTGCGCTTTACAACAACGGCTTCCCGTTCCACGGCATCCAACGCCCCGCGGGCAACGCTCCGCTGGGAGTGGGACTCTATTACTTCCTCTGACTGCTTCAGTTGTCCGGCGACCTGCGACCGTTCCGTTTCAAGTTTACCCCGCAACTTGAGAACTTTCGCTCGCGCTCTCCCAATCTTCTTCTTGTTGGCAGCCGTGTACTTCAACCCGTCCCATCTGCGTCCCGCCAACGCTGCCTGAGAACGCATATCCGCAGCATCATCAAACAGTAGCCCCCGCAGTTCCTTACGGCGGCTACGGATGTCCCTCTTGACTCCCATCAGATCGCTTTCTAGCGTTTCCGATGTCGATTCTGGGGGCAAGTCGTCCAGAGCCTGTCTGGCTGTTGCCACACGCTCTTCAGCAGCCTGAACGGTCTTGTTCGTAGATTGCGTTCGCAGCCGACCCTTTGCTTTATCCAGCGCCGCTTCTGCATCGGCCAGTTCGTTTCGTGCCGCCGTGTACACACCGTGCTGATCTTCCGCCCTGACCGTCTGAGCCGCTGTCTCCTTCCGTTCAATGCCGTGTTTGCCCTTGAGTTGGAACATGGGCTTTTCAGTGGAAGGGGGCGGCGTCGCAGCCAAAGCCTGCTCGGCGTCAGCCAGACGTTGCTCAGCGGCCTGCACCGCTTTGTTCGTAGTCCGCGTCCGCAGACGCCCCCGCGCCATCTTCAGCGCCCTGCTTGCTTCAGACACCTCTCTTTGCGCCACAGCGAACTGGCTAGACGGTCGTGCAACTTTCCGCGCTTTCACCGATCTTGCGGCTGCCCCCCTGTTGGCTGCCGCAACACCCGGGCGCTCCGTCAACTCCGCCGTCGGGAAAGGAGGCCGCTCCCCCCGTGCCTCCAGCCACTCTTGCTGACGCCGCAGACCGGCTATTTCTTCACGCAGCCCCTTGATCTTCGCCGTACGCGCTGTTACTTCTGGCGTGCTTGGCCGCTTAGAAATCGTGCCAGTGGCCGTCTTCAACTCCGCTTCCAAAGCGTCGTCCATCCCAGTGGCAACGGCCTCGTCTAGTTCGGCAACAGCGGCACCCAACCGTTCCTCCAACATTTCCTGTCGCGCCCGCAATGCCCCCCTCCGCAACGCACCACCCTCGGTGCGAACCGCCGGATTATCGACCAGTTTGTGGTCCCGCATAATCTTCCACGGCTGCGTAGCCAAACGGGCGGCGTTGTACACCTTGCTGCCCTCTTCAGCAAACCCCGGCGACGCCTCAATGTCGGCAATGCGTTCCTGCAACCGTGCCCGATCCCGCTCAACAACTTGCAGCGCAGCATCGGCGTCCTCCAACTCGTCGCGCGCCGCCCGTACTACCGGGTCAACGTCGATGTCGGGGATAGCGGTACGAGCCGCCTTAGCCTCCAACTCGGCAGCCACAGCCGCCGTACGCTCAGCCGCTGGCCTCGCCCCCAACGCCTTGTACACATTCTCCTT